GACATGCTGATCTTGTCTCAGACACCCGCGTACTACTACGCGAGCGACCTGATCAACATCAGCGCCGACACGGTCGCCGCCCTCGACCTCATGCACGTTGCGAAGTGCCGCGAGCACATCGCATCGTTCGGCGAGGGGCTCGAAGAGGTGATGAGCCTCGCTGCGGCGCAGGCCGGCGTGACCGCCGACTACACCGAAGCAACGGTGCGGTGGGCCGACCCGCAGTACCTGAGTCCGGCCGTCATGGCGGACGCCGCAACCAAGCTGAAGAGCATCGGGTACCCGCTCGACGTCATCGCCGAGCAGCTCGGCGAGACGCCGCAGCAGGTACGCCGCATCACCGCGAGCGCCGCCTCGCAGGCACTGCTCGCCGCCTCGCTGCTGCCGGCGAACCCGGCGCCGACGGCGGGCAACGTGCCCGACGAGGGGGCGACCGGTGGGTGAAGCGCTGCAGGCGGCGCTCACCGAGCGGTACGACGCACTGTCGACGTCGCTGCGCGACCGCGTGATCTCGTTCGTCCTCGCCGCGTTCGACAGTCTCGGCAGTTACCGCGACAGCGACGCCGCGACGTTCCTCGAACGCGTGCTGCCGACCGTGCTCGCCACACAGCAACGCATGGGGCAGATCACCGACGCGTACCTCTCGGCGATGATCGGCGACATGCTCGGCACTGCGACGGCGGCGGCGGGCGTCGAGCTGCCCGAGGCGCTGCGCGGCGTCGAGCCGGCCGAGGTGTATCACCGCCCGTTCGTCACCGCGTACACCGCTCTCAGTCAAGGGAAGTCGTACGCCGAGGCGCTCGGCGAGGCGCGCACGCGGCTGCTGTCGATCACCGAGACCGACATGCAGCTCGCCCGCACGCACGCCGCGCGACAGTCGATGGAGCGGGGCGGCGTGAAGTTCTTCCGGCGAGCGCTGCGCGGGCCGGGCAACTGCGCACTGTGCACGATCGCCAGTACGCAGCGGTACCGGGTCGAGAACCTGATGCCGATTCATCCGGGCTGCAACTGCAAGCCCGAGCCGATCGTCGGCAACAAGGATCCGGGGCAAGTGATCGACGAGGCGCTGCTGCGCGAGGCGCACGCCGCCGTCGCGAAGGGTGTCGGCGCCTCGGACGCCGGCGGCCGCGCCCCCGACTATCGCGAGGTGATCATCACTCGCGAGCACGGCGAGTACGGGCCGCTACTGGCCGTTCGCCGCCACGAGTTCACCGGCCCGGACGACATTCCGGGCTCGTGATCGCGCCGACACGGCGCACCTCTCAAGGCTCACCCCAACCCGACACGGGAGACACCACCATGCACGCGCGCACTCTTCCCAACCTGCCCGGTATCGAGTCGGCGGCCGGCTGGTCGCACCCGTACCCGGCCGGCCCGTTCTCGCCGTTCTGGTACGCCGACGGCGGCGATGGGGACGGCGACGGCGGCGACCAGGACGACGACGGCGACTCCGACACGGACGACGGCGACGGCGACCAGGACGGCGACGGCGACGGCGGCGGCGACGAGTGGCAGTCGGTCATCAAGCAGTGGAAGGCCGAGGGGCTCAAGCCTGCACAGATCGCCGAGCGACTGAAGGCGTCGCGCAAGTGGGAGTCACGCGCGAAGAAGAACAGTGATGCAGCCGACGAACTCGCCCGCCTCAAACGTGAGGGCATGAGCGAGCAAGAGGCGGCGGTCGCTGCGGCCCGCGCCGAGGAACGCGTGAAGGGCGGCGAGCGCATCGCCCGCTCGGCATTCCTCGCGGCCGCGAAGGGGCGGATCGAGAACCCGGCCGAGGTCGTCGAGGACATCAACCTGAAGAAGTACATCGACGACGACGGCGAGGTCGACGACGACGCGATCGCCGCGCTCGTCGACAAGCTCGCCCCGAAGAAGTCCGGCAAGGACGACGAGAACGACGAGGACGACGACCGCGAGGGCGGGCGCGACACGCGCCGGCGCCGCCGCGGCGGCGGATTCGACCAGGGCACCCGCCGAGGCAAGAGCGGCGGTAAGGGCGGCGTCGAGGCAGGCGCCGAGCTGTACCGCAAGTACCTCGGCGCGGGCGCCAACAAGAGCTGACAACACGGAGGAATCGACCATGATTCTGGCTCAGACGACTGAGTCGTTCGGGTCCGATGATCAGTCGTGGCTCGGGTCCGCGCATGGCACGGACGCGACCGAGACGATCTCGCTCGACACGAGCCTGTTCACCGCAGGCACTCACTACCCCGACGGGTATTTCAAGTCGGGCATTCCGCTCGGCGCCATCACGGCGACGCCGGGCAAGTACGGCCCGTACGACAACGCCGCGACCGACGGCCGGCAGACCCTCGTCGGGTTCCTGTACGCCGCCGTCAAGGCGCCGACCGTCAACACGATCGACCCGTCGGCGGCGATGCTCACGCACGGCAAGGTGCGCGAGTCGCGCCTGCCGCTCGGCGCCGTCGACGCCGCCGGGCACACCGACGTCGCCGGCTCGATCCGGTTCGTCTGAGAGGGGATGATCTGAGATGAGCTGGACTCTCGACACCGAGTTCATCGAGCCGACCGAACTCACCGGGCTGATCCGGGCGGCGCTCGCCGACCTGCAGGTGAACCGCTTCACGCTGTCGCGGTGGCTGCCGAACGTGTCCGTCGACGACATCGCATACGAGTTCACCAAGGGCGGCGGCGGGCTCGCCGAGACCGCCTCGTTCCGCTCGTGGGACGCCGAGTCGAAGATCGGCCGCCGCGAGGGGATCGCAAAGGTCATGGGCGAACTGCCCCCGATCTCCGAAAAGATCCCGCTCAACGAGTACGACAGGCTCAGGCTGCGGAAGCTGGACACGAACGACGAGCGCGTGCTCGCGCTGCTCGCGCGGGATGCGCAGCGCATCGCACGCAACATCGGCGCACGGTTCGAGGTCGTGCGCGGGCAGGTGCTCGTCAACGCGCAGGCGCCGATCACCGAACTGCAACAAACCGTGGATTTCGGCCGGATCGCTGCGCACTCGGTCGTCGCCGCCGTGCTGTGGTCGAACTACGCGAACGCGACGCCGCTCACCGACCTGCGGTCGTGGGTGAACACCTACGAGGACACGAACGGCGAAACGCCGGCCGTGATCCTGGCACCGGTCGGCGTCGTGACGCACTTCGGCATGTGCCAGCAGGTGATCAGGCAGGTCTACCCGCTCGCCCCGGCCGGCACGGCACCGATGCTGAACACGGATCAAGTGAACTCGGTCCTGCGGTCGCTCGACCTGCCGACGTTCGAGGTGTACGACGCGCGGGTCAAGGTCGACGGCGTGTCGACCCGGATCACCCCGGCGAACGCGATCGCACTGCTGCCCGCGGCCGGCGCGACGACCGCGGCGCAGCCGACCGACCTCGGCGCGACGCTGCTCGGTACGACCGCCGAGGCGCTCGAAGCCGAGTACGGGCTCGTCGCGGCCGAGCAGCCCGGCGTCGTCGCGGCGACCTACAAGTCGAAGGACCCGATCCGGCTGTGGACGCACGCCGCGGCGGTCGGTCTGCCGATCCTGCGCGAGCCGAACCTCACGTTCAAGGCGCAGGTGATCGCATGACCCGGCGACTGATCGCGTACGTGCACGTCGACGGCGTCGCGTACGGACCCGACAGCAAGGTTCCCGCGGACGTCGCGAAGAAGATCGGCGACCACGCATGGACGGACGCCGATGAGCCGGCCGGCGACGAGCAGCCGACCGGCGGCGGGCAGTCAGCCGGCGACGAGGCGCCGCCCCGCTCGGGCCGCGGCTCTGGCGTCGACGCGTGGCGGGCGTTCGCCGATCAGCACGACCTCGACGTCGCCGCCGACGCGAGCCGCGAGGACATCATCGCGGCCGCCGAGGCGGCCGAGCTGATCGAGCGAGAGGAGTAGGGCGGTGGCGGCGTACGCAACGGTCGAGGACTACGAGGCGCGCGCCGCCGTCACCCTCGCCGCGGGCAGCCCGAAGCGGGCGCAGGTTGCGGCGTATCTCGACGACGCGTCGGCGCTCATGGCACGGCACATCCCGGCCGGGTACACGCCCGACGAGGGCACGCTGCGCGCGATCTGCGTATCGATCGTGCGGCGGGTCATGGCCAACCCTGGCGGGTACCGGCAGCGCACGATCGGGCAGTACTCCGAGTCGCTCGGCGAGGACGGCGGGCTGTACCTCACCGAGGACGAAAAGGCGCAACTGCAGCCCGAGGACA